CTGCATACGTTGTTGGTCGTTAATACGTTGTTGTTGTACAAAACCAACTAACATAATTGGTAAATCGTCTTGATCGTAAATTGATATAGGTCTTAATAAATCTATTGGTACAAAATACGAGTCTGGAAAATTGGTATTATTACCTTTGTTTATTTGGATTTCACGCCACAATACTTCGGTGTCTCTTTGTGCAGCTACCATAGCACGTGAAATACGTAGCATAAATATATGCTCTGTTATATCACTTTTTTGCGTATAACTTTTAACGTGATCTTTAAAATAATCATACATCTCACGAAATGTACTTGCCATATCTACCTCTGCTGTGTTGATAAGTTTACAGTATCTTGTGCTTTATCCATTTGATATATAGGTTGTAAACTTGTTAATAATTCTTGAATTTCACTTCGAATTAGTTGAAGTGCAGGTTGTAAATTTATTTGTTGTAGATATAATTCAATAGCATATAAAACAACTAAATCTTCGACTTCTACCGGTATGCACTTTTCTCTATCACCCAAAGTTTGGTCTTCTTGACTACCTTCCCAAGATAAATCGGCAATCAAAGCAGTATGCCATAATGCTAATCTTGGTCCAACAACAAAATTAGGTCCGTCTTTAAGTGTAGTAAAATATAAATTATATGCACCTTCTTCTCTTACAATCGTATATAGTGGACTGTAAATTGTAGCCCTATTATGTGCGTGATATGTAGTACTAAAAAATTCAGCACGAGTAATTCTACGTGCTTCATATTCATAGTCAGTATCTTCGCCCTCGCTACTAATAGTCCAAGCAAGTTTTACACTAACAGCGTCTATAAAGTTAAATGGTAATGGCACTCTATATACATCTACATAATCTAAAATTGGATTAAAACTTGGACCTTCGTTAGTATAATTGTAATATAACATATTTGGTGGATCTAATTCAATTTCTGTCATTACACCATATCTTTCTGGGTAAATAGATAATGTATTATACTGCACTTTTTTACGTGCAGTATTAATATAACTTAATAAACTTAAATCGTCTAAATCAGCACCTACATTAATTGTATTTAATCGTAGTTTGATTTGATCCACATATTGAAATACATTCATAATTTTATTTCGTTAATTGTTTAGGTAATTCACCTGGCAAAGGTGCAACCATTCTAAATGGTAAAGTTGGCTCAAAAAAGTTATCTAATTCACGTTTTAAATTATAATCTACAATTTGTAGTTTTCGTAACATATCCGCTTTTAATTGTTTTATTGTTTTGTGGTTATCTTCTACTTGCAAATTTAACACTTTTATCATATATCTACTAATAGCAATATTCAACACAAACTCCTCGTAAAAAATTGGTAAGTCCATTGTGTCAGATGGTACTATTAAATCTGGTGGTAAAGCATAAAATTCTAATACACCAGATATATCTAAATTTAATCCTGGTCGTCTTAAATCTGCATTTGGTGCTATCTTAATTCGCATATCAGCAGGTACTAATGCGTTACCATTGTTTATAGGATATTCACCAAAATTCCAAATTGTATAATAAGGAGTTACAGTCGTAGCAGAGTTAAAACTATGTTTGTTGTGCCAGTTAGTAAATGTATAATATTCGTAAGGTGATACATATTTGGCTTCAATTAAACCCTGTTTAATGTTTGGTGCTACTCCTGTCGCTATATTCATACTATCACAAATTAATCGTATCGGTTTATAAAAATTACGTGGTACAATATTATTATGTGATATTACTAATGACGTATGATATGCAAACTCTTTATAAGGTAATAACATCGTATATAATTCTTTTATTGCCGAATTAATATACATTAATACCGTTTCAAATGAAATATTTTCTGGAGTTTTATGTTTTTCAATACGAAATAAAAACTCGTGATATAAATGTTGTGCCGATCTTGTTACATTAATTATCATATCGCTTCGATTTTAACTCCCTGTCTTTGTTGTTTTTCTGCTATACTATTACGTTCGTTTTCTAATACGTCCACATTGTTTAATATATCTGCAGCTATCATAGCCACTTGTGGATGATATTCTTGCGGTATTTCCAAAGGATATAAACTTAAATCCGTTGGATTTGTTTGATTAAATTGATAAGGCACTTTTATATATGTAAATTGATACTTTATATCCCTCGTGGTATCTTCGATGTTTGTGTGCAAAGTATGTCGCAAATCTTGGGCATTATTATTAAGTGCATCTCTATAAGGTTTAATTGTGTAATACATTCTACCATAAAGTGAATAATAATAATCCGTAACACGATAAGAATTAGTATCAAAATATAATGTATCAGTATAACGTATTTGTTTATATCTACGTCTGTCTATTTGTATGCCTGGTGTATCATCATCACTATCTATTTCTTCGTAAGACAATAACACTTTTGGATATAAAATTCTTTCTGCTACCACAGGTGGTGTCGCAGTTAAATCTTCAAACTCTATAATATCGCCATTATTCAAATTACTTACTGTTCTGTATAATGGTCGTAATAATCTTTCGTTGCCTTCCCTATATGCTTTTTTTATTAACAATAATTGAGCTTCATCAACAGCACGATTTATCAACTCGTCTTTATGAAAAATTGCTACTTGATCATCTAATAAAGTTTTAATCAAATTGGTTAATTCTCTATTTGTCATCTTTCACCTCGTGGTTGAATAATTACTTCTACATTGTTTAAAAATAAAACAGCAAACGGAGGCATAGTTCCCATCGCTTTATAATATTGTATTTGTTTACCTGCTTCACGTATGGTTTGTATAGATTTAATACCTAACAATATAGCCGCATAATTACAAATAGCGTCTTTATAAATCCATTCATCAAAATCGGCATTAATAGAAGGAGTTGGTGCTAATACTATTCTATTGGGTCTTCGCAAATAGTACATTATACCTTCGCCAGGTTGTCTATTAAAATTAAATACATAAGTATTGTTTAATATTTCTAAATTGCGATGTGCTAATACAGACATTACTAAACTTTCGCCACCTATGTATATTTTGGCTGGTTCTAATTGACCATCTTGGTCTGCTACAGCCGCAGATAAATAATGTAGATATGGCTCTGGTAAGGAAGATAAAAGACCTCCAGGACCTAATGTCGTGGAGGTTTGTAAAAATCGTAGGTGATGCCATAATTTTTGCTCTATTAGAAAATTAACTACAACATCTTGAGCAGTATTTAATGCAGTTAATATCTCAAAATCGTGCCAAAATTCACCCTGTTTATTATCTTCATTTGCTTCAATCCAATCTAACAGGTTTCTACGAGTTAATTCTATTAATTTGGCTGTTGAGTACATTTTATTTCCTTAATAAATGTTATAACATTGGAGGTCCACCTGGCGGAGGCATCATTCCACCTGCTTCTGGTGGAGGCATCATTCCAGCGTCTTGTGGAGGAGAAGCCATTCCACCACCCATTGCGTCTGGAGGCATTGGACTTCCAACAGCTGGAGGCATCATACCACCCATACTACCCATTGTTTGACTTATCATAGATTTAAGTTCATTCAACATCATTTGAGTTTGAAAAGCGGCTTCTTGTGCTTGAGCTTTCTGTAACATTGTCAAAGCCAAACCTTGCTCTGTTTCTTTTTTATCTTGCTCAATTTTAGCTACCTGCTTACCTAAGTCGTAATACTCTTTCGCATTACGCTGCTCTTTAACAAATTGAGCATTGGGCTGACCGTTTTGCATTTTATACCTCTAAAAATTAATTTTGTTCTGTACTGTAAAATATAGGTGCTGGATTTTCAACTGCGTGATGTTGTAATATTGCTTTACGTGCTGCGATTTCATTCATAATGTCTTCCGGTAATTCGTTAGCAAATACTTCTACACCAAAATCTGGACAGTTGTTTAAATACTCTTTTAACGCTGGTATGTTCGTTCTTAATTCGTGGCGATTTGCACTAATATAAACATTATGTGAAAGCCAGCGTTTTTCATTCGGCGTTCTAAACATATATACTCCAATATTCTCTACTGTTAAAGGATATTGATTAGATAATGTTCTTAATGGTATTACACCTTTTCTGTCCTTATATGGATCAGTTAAAATACGAGCCGCTTCTTGTGATTTTTCTATTCTATGATATTCAAGCACTTGCTCGGCTTCTTGGACCGATCCCACAATACCATCCTCGATTAATTCGTCGCTTGTAAGCATTGTGCTTTGTGCCGACTTTTTATTCGTTGTAGTAGTTTGCGAATTATTTTCTGTTTTTGGTGATTGTTCTTTTTTTTCTTCTTCTTGTTTTTTTGTTTGTTCTGACATTTTATTATTCCTTTGTTATTAAAATAGGGAGCAAGAAATTGACTTGCCCCCTTAATATATTATTGTGGTCTTACCCAGCCATCCGCTTGTGGTGTAAAGCCATTATCAGCACCATCTTGGTGATAGTATGATAAATATTCGTCGCCTTGCTCTAAAAACTTAATTTTAAAGTTTTCAGCATAGTATTGATTTGGTTTGTTTAACAATGCAGGTGAGAAGTATAATGAAAATTTACTTCCTTCATAACCTGCTGGTGCAGCAGTAGCAGTTACAGTGTCATCAGCCACATAAAAAGTTTCACCTTTTCTGTAAACTTTTCCATCGTATTCTACTCTACCAGAATTTACAATATAATATGTACCTTCAACTGCAGCAACATCGTCATCGCCAGCAACCAATAATGGTGCTTCAAACCAAGTGTATTGAGTTGAACGTCTGTCTGCGTCAGCCAAATCACCTAATCCTGCTCTTTGTTTAGCGTTTGCTTCGGTAATTGTATCAAATGCAGTTTCAGCACCAGCCCAAGTTGGTTTGTACATCATTATGTTTAAATCATTATCTGCAGTTGACTCGATAACAGTAATATCACCGTTATATACACCATAGTCAAATTTAACTGCTGGTGTTCCGTTGTTTCTATACAACACTAATCTATCTTGATATGAAATAAATCTTGACATTGTAGGTATCTCCTTTTAATTAATAAGTTTTTAATAAACTGTGGCATTGTTCGTGTGAAAAACTAATAGTACCTTCCCACTCAGTCATAAATTTAACCGATCTCTCGTGTGGTGCATCATATCTTCTTGTCACAAAGTTTTTAGATATTTGTATTTCAGCAGCTTTAGTGTCAAATGTTAATAGCCAGTTTTCTAATGAAGTACCAGTTTTAAACACTTCAGAGTGTGCGAACATTAATTTATAACCACCAGGTATTACATACGCATCAATATCTAAACCTACTTCGCCTTTTAATGCTACAGTTGTTGCTCTTCTGTATTCTCTAAATGCGTTGTTAAAGTTTAAAATAAATTGATAACCAGCGATACCCATTTTAGATTTGCCAGAAGTATTGTATCTAAATACTGACTGAGCCATATGATTTTGAATTAATGTTTCATAGTCGGTAATATTATCTGCATCATAAGTTGAAACGTGTGTTCTAATAACATTTAAAATACCATCCATAGAATACTTAGGCAAGCCAGATTGTGAGTCTACTGCTTTTTGTCCAAAAATCATATTGTATTCAATTTCTTCTTTGAACTCTTTGTAGTTTTCTTCTTGTTGCCAAGTAATATCATTAATTCCAAATTTGTTAATCTTGTACATTTCAGTTTGTGTTTCTGTAAAGATTAATGTAGTCTCTTTTGTTTCAACAAAGTTTTTATCAAATACGATGTCTCTTTGTTTACTTGTAATACCAATATCTTGTCCTTCGTGAATTGTTTTAGATAAATAAACAAAATTTGAAGCAGCAAATGGTATAAAGTTGTTTGGTTGTACTACTTTTACAACAATTTGTCCAGGTAATGCTCTTGATACGTTACCAGACGCACCAGGATCTTGTTGAACAAATGTTGCAGGTAAAGATAGTTCTTGACCGTAAGATTTAATCGCACCGTTTTCAGTCATTACAACTTCAACCGCTTGTCTCGATTTTTCGATCCATAATCTATCTTGTGGTACATAAATCATTCCACCTACATAAGGTCTTGAAATTTGGTCTACAGTAATTACACCATATCTAACAAGTTGCCCTGTACCAGCCGCAGAAGCAGAAGCATAATCCCAAATATCTCTTTTATAATATTGTGGTACTTCGATTACTTTTTTAGTTGGTGCTGGACCTTTTAAAAGTGTGTTTGACAAAGTAATTAAAGGATAACTATTTGGTTCGATAGTAGTTATTTTCTTTTTAATTTCTTCGGCAATCGTGCGTGGATTTGGCGACGTACTGGATCTACCTGAAGGTCCAGTAGGTCTTAAAGTTGATTGATAATTATTCATTGTTTACCTCGTTATTCTAACATATTAAAAATTTCATCTATTTTTTGCTGACGTGTTAAGTTAGGATTAGTCATTATTTTTCGTGTTTCACTATTCGCTATCTTACCACCAGCCGAAAGATTAGCACCAGATACTTTTGGAAAACTCGCATTTTTAATCATTTGCGACGCTTTATTAGTTTGTGGTGCAACATTAGCATTTGATTGATTGTTTGTTGGTGATGGTGCTTTATGTATTGAATTTACGTCAATATTCATTTTAACTCGACCTGCTAATATCTTTTTAGGTAATAAGTTAAACGCATAATTCAATATACCATCAATTTGCTGTTCGGTAAATTTTTTATCATTTATACCATAAAACAACACTTCTTTTGTTTTTGGATCACGTAACACTCTACCTTCGCTATCAGTACGAGCATATAAATCTTGTAACGCTTTGCGTACTAACGCAGTTTCAGTAGGGTTAAGTTCGTCTCTATCTATTTCGTATTGTTCTTTTAATTTTGTTTTAAATACATTAATATTTGTATTTATTATTTCTTGATTTTGTTGTTTTTTAATTTCAGCTTCATATTGCTGTCTTTTTTCTTCTTCTTGTTGTTTTAATTTTGCTTCTGTTTCAAGCAATCTTTGTTCAAGTTCTTTTTGTTTTTTTTGTTCTGGTGTTAAAAATTGTTCTTCTTCTTTTTCTACAAGTTTTTGTTCTTCTGCTTTGATATGACGAGCAATCTCATTAATTATTTGTTCGTCAGATAAACCCTGTGCAGCTTGGTCTATAGCCCACTTCGCTATTTGTGAATTTTTGTACCCAGTAATTAAGTTTGTAGTTTTACTTAAAACTTCATCCACCTGCTCTTGTATTTTATAGTGTTTATTCCAAGCGGCTTTTTCAATGTCCTCTGGAGTAATTTCAACTTCAACTTCTTCGCCTGTTTCAGTTGTTAATACTACAGGTTTTTTTAATTCTGGTATCAAATAACGCTCTATATCTGGGTCAATATCTTGCGATGTATCTCCACTGTCTGTAATTACTTCGTCTGGATTGGTTTCTTCGCCAGTATCTTCAGAGTTGTAATTACCATATTCGTCTTCATAATTTTGATTATACCTGTTATACTCATCATACTCATCATATTGTTCATTAGTTGATGGTGCTTCGTTACCTTCAACAGAAGTCGGCAACATAGTATTGGTATTATCAGCAACGTCATTTGACGTATTGCTTGGCTCGGTGTTTGTAGCACTTTGTGTTTCAGCACCGTAACCATCTAAAAACATATCTTCTATAGATAAACCCATTGTTTGTCCTTAATAATTTATTGTGGTATTTGTTCCGCTTGTGGCGGTGTTGTTTGTCCTAATATTAATTCATTTAGTTGTTGAGGTCCTAACTGTTCAACTTGTTGTAATGCTTCCTGTTCAGCCATTTTTTGTTGTTGTGCTATCGCCTTTTCAACTTCTTTACTTGTTTGATATTGTCCCTGTGCTAACAAATTATCGGCTAATTGTCGCTTCTGTAATGTAGCGTGGACTTGTTGTTGTAATTTTTGTTCTTGTTGAGCTTGCATCATTTCTTGCATATAAGTTTGATGGTTCTCAAGTCTTGTTAATATTTTTTGTTTGTTCATTTCTGGCAACATACTATATTCAATTAATATAGGTATCGCAATTTCTGGTGATATACCAGATTGTACAAACATTTGCTGTATTTGTGTAAATTGCTGTTCTCTAACTGCCGATTGTACTGCAGTTTCGTCAATTACTACATCAAAATTTATTTCTGCTAAATTATTCAAAACGCCTGGCTCTATATCCACAAAAGGTGTATCAATAGTTCCAAGTATGCGTAATATTTGCTCGTTAGTCATATAGTTTTTAATCCACCATATTACTCGCAAAGCAATATTTTTTCGCCATTTTTTCATCGAGTCAAATAACTTTAATCTACCTGTTCCACCTGCTTGTGCACGTGCTTCAATCGCTTTTCCAGACTCCGATGCCGAACTTTGTAAACCAAAAGCATTTTGACCGCCAGAACTATTAAGCATATATTGTTCAGCCATTTGAACATTTTGATACAATTCACCAGGTATTCCTGGCTGTTTTAAAGGTATCAAAGCATTTGGACTTAATGCCTGTATAATTGGCGACATACTGCTCCATTGTTCTTTAATATGGTCTGGATCAGTATTTTTAGGAAACATATGCTTTATCATTAACATAGGATTTTTTGCCTGTGTTCCCAGCATATAATCTATTGTACTCATAGTATCATTATAATACACTTGTGGTGATATTAAATTATCTACAAAACCAATAGCATATCCTTCATAAAAATATCCTGTTGCAATTACAAAAGGAAAATCTGCTAATCCTGTTTCTTGACTATATACACATACATCACCAATAATTACAGTTTGTATAATTACAGTCTTATTTACAATATCAATCATTACTTTACGAGTGCCTGTAAGTGGATCAATCAATAAGACACCCTGTTGTTGATATGCGTCTAATAATCCTTTGTAATATGCTTGTGCGTTTAATCTATCGTCAAATGTTTTTACAATTCCGGATACTGCATCAATTACGTTAAATTGTGGTCGTTGTTTGCGTTCATAATGTTCAATTACGTCAATTACTTCTCTATCCTTATTTTCCGTGCCTTTAAACGTTAAATGTTGGTTAAGTACTTGTGTACTTGATTTTATATTAGCAAATTTACCATCATAATAACCATACTCTGGTAATATAGACTCCCCAACACTATATATTAATTCATAGTAATCTGGGTAGTTTTCAGCAGCAGTAATACGACTTACTTGCATTACTCTTGCCATCCAGCGAGCGTCTGAAAAATCGCTCTCAACAGCCATACCATCCCAGCGTATTTCGTTGAGTGGTAGTTTTTCTATTTTGGGATAGCCATACAATAATGACTCTTGTTGCCATCTTACTTGTGCAACTGTATATCCACATAATACATTTTCAAAAAAACAAGCAGTTTGTTTATCCGGTAAATCATTAACTTGCTCTATGTATTTAACCAAAGCATTTAATACTTGTGCTGCAGCGTCATCTCCACGCTCACGACCTTTTACTAAAGTATCCATTCTTGTTTGCGTTTCCGCACCTAATAAGTGATCTACTTTTGGTTTAATTTGATTAAACACATAAGGTTTTCTACCTTGCTGTGATATTTTTTGATATTCTTCATCACTTAACTGCCTGCCAAAATAAAAATCGGCATTAATTAAACGCCTTTCCATCATTTCGACATACGCTTCTTGGCGACTATCCAAGTCTTCATATACTTGGTATTTAATCTTACTTAGATTTTCATCTTCGTAATCTCTGATGTCTATAATATAATGTTCTTTCTTTGCCATTTCTATCTTGTTTTATTGGTGTATTATGTGCATACGCATACATCATCATTGCGTCATACGGATTTAATACAGATTTTTTTTCTATAGGTGCAATTTCTTTATGCTTAAATATTGAATTTTCAGCAATAGGATTGTTTACAGTTTGCACGCTTTCCATAGAATAAATTAATGTTTTATCATATTCATAATCACTATCAACGTCATATTCGGTTGCCGAATAAACTGCATATCGTAACGCATCGGCTATATCATCATATTTTTGTGTTGTATCTAAATCTTCCTTCATCATTTGTGAAGTTTGTGCGTGTTTTAAAACAGGCAAAGTACTAATTGTATCGGTACAACTTTCAAAAAATTTGATTTTTGGCTCTTTTACGTCTGGTATATAATCTATTAATTGTTTTAAATATCGCCATCCTTCTTTGCGTTGATTTTTTGCAGGTATCATACTTATACCGTGTTGTTGTAAAACAAATGCCGAAGTAATATGTGCTTCGTTTTCTGTTTTATTACCTGCTTTATCACCAAACATTGTAGGATCGCAATATACCCTAATATCACCATAATCACCAAATATATGCTCGTGTATTGTTTGAATATATTTTGCGTGTCGTTCTGGTGTTCCACTTTGACCGTAAAGATATTCACGTATAACATATATTATTTGTGTTTCTGGATCTTGTGTCAGCCACAATACCACCGTTGGATGCTCTTTTGAATGTCCTAAGTCCATTCCAGCAAATATGGTCCAATGTGTAGGTATAGGAAAATCTGCCACTACGTGATAATTTTCATTAAACTTGTCAAAGAACGCACCTTCAGCCGCATCCCAATCGCCGAGTAACCACGCAGCTCTTGTTTGGGCATCCTGGCTATCTAAGTTATCTATATATTCTTGACCGACAAATTTATTGTCTTCTACTTTTGAACTTATAAATACATACTTTTCTTTGTATTTTAAGTCATTAGGTCGCCATCTATTATATCTTGGTTTTACGTAATAATCTTTAAAATATGCGTCAGCCAAACCACCTGGATTACCAGTCATAAACATAGTAGGTATAAAATTCGGCAATTTAGCAATGTTTCTACGCAAAGAACCTCTTAATTTTTCAATCCATTCTTGTTTGTGTTGGTTTGCTTCATCTAATATAATTAATTGATATTCCAAACCCTGCACTTTTTTTAAATCATTTGTATTTTCTAACGGTCTAAATACAATAGATGATCCGTTTGAAAATACCATTGTATTATTTTTTTGTTTAAATTTATAATCAAAAATATGTGCTGGATAATCATTTAGTAATACGTCTATAAAGTTTTCTTGTAATTCCGGAAATGTTTTACGTACTACAACAATTTTTATTCCAGGTAATTGTTTTGCACAAAGCATCATTATTACTCTTGCACCGTGAGTTTTACCTCCACCTCTTGCACCACCAAAAAAAATATAAGCACCTTTACCTATATGTTTAAATGCTTCTTTTTGTTTTGGCTGTAAATAAAAATAATTATGTTCTTCCTGTGCTTGTTTTTTTACCATTTTACAACTTTAAATCTTGTGGTATAATAACATTTGGTAATTCTTTTGACCTATCAACTTGTTTTTTTCGATTTTCAAAAACTCCAACAATTTTTACAAAAGCATTAGCTGCGTTAATTCTGTCAGATGGTTTATAAATCGTTATACCATTATTTTCTTCTTCTAACTCACTTACAGCGTCTTCATAATTTTCTATGCCATAATCATCTTCTTCTAATAGTGTTTCAGCAATTAAACTGTCTAAATCTGTTTCGCTTTCTATTTCTTGCTCGTCTTCATTATTTTCCGGAGGTGCTAATTCACTATTTGCAATATTGTACATAGAAATAGCGGTTGTTAATAACATTCCGTCAAACAATTTATCTCGTTCTTTTTCGTCTAATTGCAACATTGGTGCGATTAGTTGTTTTTGAACATAGCCCTGTACTTCTCTTTTACGTAATCGACGACCTATCATAATTGCAAAATTAATTAAATTTTTTATGAATACAAAAAATAATACTACACTTCTTAAAATAAACGAAGTAAAATTGATTTTATTGCGAATATTTATTTTTTTTGGAGATTATTTAACTCTAAGACTCTACGATAAATCGGTAAATGTAGATAGGATTATTTTATTTAGGGAAGATTTAAAGAAATGTATTGAAATTTTTAATGAGATTATTGAAGATATAAACAAAGAAATTGTATAAAAAAGCAGGATGTAAAATTTACACCCTGCAAAATTGATTATCTATTTGGTTTGATTTCTTTAAACCAACTATCTGGCATTACTTTGGCTGCCCATTTGATGCCGACTTTATCACACCAGTCAGCATAAGAAGTTTTACTTCCTTTTTTTATTTTATTATCTGGTCTTTCAAAGACAATTCGCAAATCCAAGTGTGGATATTGACGTTTTAAAAACAGCCATTTTTTTCTGTCTTCTAATTTCCATACACCTTTTGTTTCTACAATCATTTTACTATCGTCTAATTTTTCATAAACAAAATCTGGCAAATATTTATGTTCAGACTCCGGTATAGTGTATGGCAAAATTTCGTCATCGGCTTCATATTTAGGTTTATATCCTTTAAGTAGTGAAGTTTTATAATGTAATTCTTCAAATTGCGACCTAAACTTTATACCCTGTGCGTCTGGTAATTTCAAACTTAGTATTTGTTTACTACGTGAATTACTTTTTTTTCTGGCGATAATCTTTTGTTTAACTTTTGCCTTTGAACTTATAGGCATAATTCTCTCCATTTTTTTGTTGTAAATATTCTATGAATACAAAAAATCTTCGTATTGCATAAGAGCGTATAAACGAAATTACAAAAAAAACTATTGTAATAAAAATATTTTGTTCTAAATTTACTTCAATACCACAAAAAGGATAAATCCATAGTTGAGTTAAAAAACTTAAAACTAATCCGATAATTATATTAGTGATTGACTCGTAAACACTATATTTTTTAGTTTGCATTATTTATTTCCTTAATTTTGTTTAATAAATATTCATCGCCATCGTGCCAGTTGCCTATGAATTTCCCTTTGCTGTAAGTATATTCAAGACCATCACCACTCAATGACAATACTTTATAAATCTGTTTTAAAGTGTCGGCATCTATTATTCTCACATATAAATATCCATTTGTATTATAATAATAATAATATATTACGTCATCTCTCAAAATACAATCATATTCATATATTTCGGCATCACCAATTTTTTTGATTAATTGACAAGGAGTTTCTGGGTCAATTTCAACACCATCAAGTGGGTCGCAATTTTTTACAGATGCCAAATTAAGAACATTTGGTAAAATATAATATTTCCCGTGTCTGTTACCTACTCCTTTGATTAAACATCCAAATACCCAATCACCTGATATTTCATCTTTTCCTTTAAATTTTATTTCTCTTTTCATTCTATTAGTCCTTTGTGTAGTTTTATTAAGGGCGGTTATTACATTGAATGGTTACAAGTTGTGTTAAAATGTGTGAATTTTGACAATTTGTAATAAATTAAAATCTGATTTATATACCGCCCATAACTTCTTTTCGCTTTTAGAAGACTACACCTATATATTGTGGATAATTAGTTAATTAATTTTCTTCAACGTTTTCATTGTGGTTATCATAATAATAGTTTAAATGATCGTTTATTCTACTATCACGATTTGAATAAATATTGTATTGATCTATTGTTGTTTTACAATCTGGATTAACATATTCCAATCCTGTATAATACGTATCTTGTGATGTAGTAATTATATAATCACCGAATGGAGTTATATACCAATCACCGTTTTTACGACCATCTATATCTAATTGTTCTGCAGTTACTTTTTTACAATGTGTTTTTATATAATATTCAAAACATTGTGTAAATATCGCTAATATTTCGTCTAAATCTTCTTCTTCGTTAATATATTTGATTATTTCGTTATTCATTTTCTGCCTCTAATCTCGAATAATATATTTTTTGAAGTAATCTATATTGTTCATTAATCAATTCAATTTCATGGAATTTAAAATGTGGTGTATAATTTCTTTGGTCAAGATGCTTAAAATAAAGTTCAACACCATTAAGTGCAAAATTAATAAAACAGTTTATTTCTGCTAATTTTTCTTTATTTAATTCTTGAACTTTTATCCAAAAATCTTGATTATAAATTAACTTTTTCTTTTCTATTTTATCAAGTTCTTTAAGGTAATTTCTTGCGTAGTCATTTTGTCTAAGTAAACCGTCCTTAATAGTTGGACTGGTATTATCTAAAAAAATATTATAATATTTCTTATCTAATTCTTTTAATTCTTGTTCTATACTATAATATTCTGGCAATATTAAATCTTTAATTTCCATTATTTACTCCTAACTTTATTCTATTATCCAAACTTTCTTTGACACCAGTTAAAAGCTCTAATCTTGTATAATACATTTCCTGTAATAAACGAAACTGCTTGTTAATCAATTCTACTTCGTAATAATTATAATCTGGTGTTCTTTCATCATCATCATTAATAAAAAAGATATATGCTGATACGTTTAATTCCCATCCTATTTTATTTAATATATCACGATTTAAAAGATCAACAGTACCCCAATATGTTGAATTATATTTCGGACTATTTTCGTTTTTAACTTGTTCTTTAATTTCATTTATTTTATCTAAATGTGGTATTATATCAAATACGTTTAACGGTATTCTATTTGCCTGTGCATACTCAAGCACTCTTGTGTATATTTCGGCTTGTTCTTCTTGTTCAGTAAATTTTACTGGCAATTTTAAATCTACAATTTTATCTAACATTGTTTACTCCTGCAATTATTTGATTGATATGTTGTTGATAATTTATTAATACATCTAATGTGGTGTATGGATAAAACTCATAACACCGTGAAGTTGCTTCATCATAATCTACAATTATTCTTTTGTATAATAATTGTATATTTGCTTCGTGCATAATTTCTTTAAATTTTTCTATGTTGATATTGTGATGTGTTATACTTACATAGATTGCGTGGAACATTCTATATGTTTGTAATTGATTGTTTATATATTCATTGATATTTTTAATTCGTTTTTCTACTACTACTGTGTCAATAATATCGCAAAAATAAACATTTAATAAAGTTATTATTTTTTTTACATTTCCAACTACAAATAAAGTTTCTAAATCTGGTGCTACATAATTTGGACCTTTTTGTAATTTTACTCCATTTGTACTATAAGGCATATTTGTTTTACCTACTTTTGTCATATTACTTTTATGTACTTCCCAAAAGGCATCATTAATAAGATGATGCATACCATATTGATTAATTGTACCAAGTAAAACATATAATTGGTCTGCTAAAGCGTCAAGTATTTCAACAGGATCATTATTGATATAAGCAGTATATAATTCGTTGTTTTCTTCTTCTAATAATTTGTGTCTTAAATTTGCTTGAGTTGGAGTCGGCAATCCCAATAAGTGTGCTGACTTATGTAATTGTCCAGACATATATTGAAAATGCTTAACTGCGTTAGCCATTTCAGTAAGTGTGGTTTTATTTAACATCTTTGATACTCCTTTTAGTAATTACATCATCATTTGAACATAGAATTTTTAATAATATGCTGACATTTTTACTCAATATTTTTAAGTCAGTTTCTATTGTAACATATTTTCGCCATATCGTTATGTATTGTGTAGAAGTCATAGTGTTACGCAACCATATTTCTACTCTTGGACCTTCTTGTATTTTAACATAAAGCGTATAATGCTCTTGCCCTTTAGGTATTATAGTTAAAGACTCGCTGTCTGGTCTCGCTAATATAGTAACATTTTTGTTGTTACCGATTGTTTCATTAACAGCATTTGATATGCTATCATAAGTTATTTTCTTTAATTCAGTCATCTTGACTTCCTTTTAATAATTGTGTATAAAATTTAATTTCTTCTTTATTTGCTGTATGTGTAGCCAGCATTAATTTAAAATTTTGTCCTATCCAATTTTCTACTTCGTAAATCAACTCTGTTAATTCATAATCATTTAACAAAGATAGACTTTTTGAACAGATTAATGTTTCGCCATTCACTTCAACTTCACGACCAGTAAATTTTTGCAATAGCCAATCTCTTATATCTTCTGGGTCTTGGTTTAAATGTTCTGCTAACGAATAGCATATTACACCATAAAAATATCTATTTTGTTCTACGTTTTTTCTTTGTTTATCTATAACACAAGTTATATTTGCACCACTATTTTCTAATAACGTAGATAAGTATTCATAGTTAGGTACTATGTGTCCTTTGGGATTAATACTGCCTTCAAATGCAAAGTTTTTTAGTTTGGCTTGAAATGATTTTTTTGGCATAGTTACTCCTAAAATAATTGTTGTTGATTGACATATTTTTGTAATCTTTCTACACCTAATTTAAAATATGTTGTATTTATCTCGATTATATCTATATCAATACCAGCATCCAATGCAGCTATCCCACTACTCATACTTCCACCAAAAGGATCTAATATTGTTTTTACATTTTTTGTGTAATGTGTCATTAAAAATTTATACAAAGATACTGGTTTTTGTGTAGGATGAAAACGTTCTGGGTCTTGTGGCTGACACTCATATAATTTTGCTATTGTTCCAAGTCCAGGTGTAATTGATGCTATTTCACACATCGACATAGTAAATGTTTCACTTATGGTTTTCTTTTTCCAAACTACAAATCCTTGATATGGCTCTAATGCAAAATTGTTAGCACCCCAGATAATTCTTTCTTTGGTAGCATTTTTTAGCACGTTCCACTCTTCTTGTGTTGGAGGTAATCCAAATTCTGTCATTGATACATAGCGTCTCATTTCATTAGTTGGATTGTTTTTTTGTCTATATGGTGGATCGATTAATCCCAAATCCCATACTTTATCTTTTTGCATTTCTAAAAAGTTATAACAATCTGTGTTATATACTCTTACAATAGAATTTTTGCCTACTATTTTAATATGTTCCATTAAAATACTCTCTTATTTTGTAAAGCGTGTATAAAATTTTCATTTATTTGTTGTAAATTTTTACTTCCATAATAAAAACGTTCGTTTTGTTTATTAAAAAGTAAATTAAAAACACCTTCCTGCCCAAGTGTTTTATCACGAATTTTATCTACATAAATTTCTGTAGTATCGGTTGAATTAAGAATACCTAATCCTTCCGGTGATTTACGTCTATAAACCACAATACCAACTTCGGCTTTATTTCTCCAATGTGATGACTCATAACAATCGTACAATGTTGGTACTCTTAATTGTCCTGCATTTTTTGATTTACTATCTTCTTGTGGTAGTTTCGTTGGATGTACTACAATATGTACCGATATATTGTAATCTTCCGCTATATAGTGAACTTCGTCTAAAACTGTACGCACATAATCTTGTGGATTTCGATACTGCTTTTTTGTTTCAACGGTATTAAACGGATCGATTATCAACATATTTATACCAAACTTTTCAGCATATATTTTCGCATTGTGTAATATTTCTTCTATAGTCATATTTTGTCTTGCACCACGCATAAAATATACTTTGTCGTTCATCCATTCCATTGCTTCGTACAATTCATCTCTTGTCATATACTCATCTTTATCCAATCCAGGTTTTGTAAAAAAGGATTTACCTGTGATTTGTTCTGCAAATTTTATTACATTAGCTTCACGTAAATTTTCTGGTGAATACATTAATGCTTTCCAATTTCTTAACATTAACTTAATTGTAACATATTGCATAACAGATGTTTTTCCGTGTGCTGGTATTCCAGTCCAAATATATCTTACTTTTTGTCTAAATTTTACATAATCGTCAAACTCACCTATATTTATTTTTTCTGCTTCTGGATAACCATTTTCATATACATTATAAACGACATCTTTTATATCTAATGTTTGATAGACAGTCGGCAAGTGAATAGGTTTAACTTTTGTATCAATTAAAAATTTTAATCCTTCCTTACCATATTTTGTCAATACATCGTTTGCGTCTTTTAAATCGTCTGGTGCTTCTACATAGTAACATTTATCAATATCTAATCTTCGTATTAATTCTTCTTTTAATTTTAATCCATTTTTATCTTTATCAACAAATATTATATATTTTTTAATATGTTTTAAATATGGCTGACTATTTTGTATAAAATCAAATTTTGATGTATAGTTTACCGAGTCAGCATTTGGTGCACCTTCTGGTACAGATATTACATTTGTAAATCCACATTCGTGCATACTTAAAACGTCTATTTCGCCTTCAACAATGTAACAAGTATCGGTATCGGCAACAGATTGTAAATTATAAAATAACTTTGCACCATCTTTGATTTGCATAAATCGTTTTATATCTAACCTACGATATTTTGCATTTACAATTTTATCATTTAGCATATTGATAAAAACTATGGTTGGATGCACTTCTTCTAATGTTTCACCAAACTCATTTTTGTATAGCCATTTTTTATTTTTCCATTTTACATTGCATTCCCATAAAGTAGATTTTGAAATACCACGTGATGCAAAATAATCAAGAAATTCTTTACTGTCTTCTATATCGTAAGTCGTACCTAATGATTTTTCAAAATTAGGCATCTCTGTTTTTAGATTAGAAAAAATACTTCCGTTCCAGCCACAATGATGACAATTCCAAGTGCCTTTTTCTATCGAAACTGAAAGTGTAGTTAAATACGACTTGTTTCTATTTTTGCAAGATGACTGTGGACAGGTTACATATTGATTAGTGCGAGTATCGTTTACATCTAAATTCGTTATACCATAATTTGCAAATAATTTTATTTTTTCATTAACATTTGTAATCATTTCTTATTTCGTGTTTATTTCGTTTTTAAACGTTCAAATTTTGTAATTTGATAATTTATACCTTTTTCAAATAAAATCAATCCATAAATAAAACTAACGACCTAATTTTTGATTTTATAAGTCCGTTGTATATTCAATATCGTCATCTTCTAAAATTATTGGTGAATTATCAATAATTTTTGTTTTAGATAATTCTCGTATATCAATTTCATTTAATACCATCGGTTGTGTGTCATTGTTTGTTTTTAGTATAATTTCATTTTCCCACGTTCTTTGTGATAAAAAGTTTGCAGGATGTTTTCTATAAAGTTTGTTTGGTGTAGATTTAATATAATTCGGCAAATAATCATAAATTGCGTGTTTGTCTTTTTTTGATAATCCAGCATAAAGTTTTATACATTTTTGATAGTCATATTTTTTATCATACATTTCCCAAAAGATATAAAAGTTTTCATTGTCTGGCACTACTACTTTTTTTTCATTTTTCTTATTAGTCGGCAATCCAAAAAATACTAATTGTTGGGTAATTTTTCTTTTTTCTTTTTTTAGAATGTTTTTTTCTTTTTTCTTCTCTTCTTCTTCTTCTTCTTCTTTAATATTAGTATAATTATTATTAAGAATATTATTGTTTATACTAATATTATTCTTTAAGTTAATATTATTTTCCAAACCAACAAATCGAAAAGGTGGATTGTTAATAACTTTTGTTTCATTGCTTTTTGTAACTGCCGAATTTTCAATAATTTGAGTATTGTCAAAATTATTTTCCACATTTTCATCATTTGTTGTTGTTAAATTTTTTAATCTCTTGTTGTTAAAAATTTTAATCTCTTGTTGTGAAAAATTTTGACGACAACGATGAACACTAAGTTTGAGGGCAATTTCATCGAAGTTTATAGAGTAATATGAACGAGCAGGCATATCTAATTTCTTAATAACTATTAATTTATTATTAATCAATATTTCTTCACATTTGCGTTGTAAATGTGGACTTAAATATAATTGAGACTCTATATGTTGTCTTGAACACTCGAAATATATATCTTCATCCATTATTGCTATTGTATTATTATCGACTGCAGTTTGAAAAATATCAATTAAAAAACTTAAATATGCAACTGCGTTTAAATCTTTTAACTCACTTAATAAATGTTTGTTTAAAGATATATTCGATTGTAAAGATAATGTATTTAATATGATTGATAAATTTTCCATAGGTTTAAAATAAAAATCCCCTATTAATAGGCAGGTTTAATAGGGGAGGGTTAGTTTAGTATTTTTACATACTATCACTTTTGAAATTGTATTAGTTATATAATATTCTCTGCCTGAATATTTATATAACATTATGTTTGTGTGCGTTTTAAAAATTGTTAGTGTGTATCGTGGGTTACACACTAACAACCTTATTCAATCAAATTAGGAGTTTGCTAATAAATAATAATTCTTATTATTACATATTTGAAACATACAAAAATAACACTTTTTGACGACTTATGCAAATAAAATTTTATTCATTATTCATTAATGTATTTGTAATCCTATTGCGTAACTCTTCAACCGTAGTATCTACAACTACAACACCTCTAATATCTGCTTCACGTATTAAATAGCAGTTTTTACCTTCAAATACTCGTTCGACATAGTGCTGTGTAAATTGTGGCTCTAATTCTATGTAATCACCAGTTTCGACTTTTAATCTCGAAAACTGTCCATTAGAAAAAATACGACCAGTACCTGGCATAACTACTCGTGCAAATCTTTTTTCATTTTGTTTTGTACTCAAAATTATACCACCTGCAGATTGCATAGGTTCTGGGACCATTTCTACTAAAATGTTATCAGCCAAAGGTATATATGGCTTTGTTTCTAAGTCTTCGTAACTTAATCCTAAATAGTTACTTTTTTCTATATTAGATTGTACAATTTCTTCAATTAATTGTTTATCTTTTTGTTCTGTACTCATTAAGAACGCTCCTGTTTTATATTAATAGTTTCAATAGCAAAATTATCGTAATTTATTACATCAAATTTTATTTTATTGTCTAATAATAAATAACCATCTTCAAGAACTTCTACTTCTTGTAAATTTTCAAGTTTATCTACTTGCTTTAATTGTTTGTCATTAATTTTTGTGTATAATCTTACACTTTTCATAATACCTCGAAATATTACCTGTGCCGACTTAACAACACAGGATTTGTTATTTAAAATACATCGTCTTCGCTATCATAAGTATCATCGTCTTCGTCATTATTGACGTAATTCGATTTACCATTATTGTTTTTTAATTCAATATGTTTTAAAAATGATACTGCAGATTGATTAGCCCAAATATTAAATTCTGTTACTTCAGTACCATCTTTTTTAGTGTATTTAGACAAAGAAAGTTGCCCATCTAATACATATATCTGATCGCCCATTACATATTGACTTTCGGCTTCCGTAATAATCAAAGACATATACATTGTAGCCCATCGTGCTGGTTCGTCTTTTTTTGCAGTATTAACAGAAAAAGATACATTGTATTTGTGCATATTTTGTAATTTACCCATTACATAAGGTTTTTCACTTAATACCAACAATCTTGCAGTAATAAGATTTTGTAGTTTTATTTCGTCAGACATTAGAATTTACTCCTATTTAAATTTCTTCTCTATTAATAAAATCATCCATTATATTTAATTGATTTAGTATTTTATCACGCAATATAAATGTTACTTCTTTACGTGATTTAACACCAAGTGTTTTAATAGCATTCATAAAATCATCTTCACTTGTAACACTCACACAAAATTGTTTAAAGTCGTTGTACTCATCCGATGTTAAAACTTTATTATCGGCTAAGGTTGCTTGCTTCTCGACTTTAATATCTTGTGCTGTTTTGGTTGATTGCTGTCCTGTAGCGACAGGTTTTGTAGATTGCCCTCCATCAGTATTCTTGCTTCCGTGTCCTTTTGTTTCATTTCCAGAAGCAGGTTGATTAGCGGACTTATTTTGTGCCGACTTAACTGCACCGCCATTTGTTCCAGCTGCTGAAGTGTTAGCAGCTTTTGAACTGGGCATTACAGGAGTTTCTACTTCCTGTTCTTCCACATTGTAATCAATATCTTCTTTATCGTCATAAGTTATACCAAATAATAATGATAAAGCATAACGACGAGCATAAGTCAATGATGATCCCATACCTTGAGTTAAATTTGCTTGTTGTAAATCAATCGGCATAGGAAAAGTAAATACAAAAAAGTCAGTTAAAGCATTTTTTGTGTTATATACTGTAACACTTACTTCTACAATCAAAGATTTAATCAATACCCAAGTTGATGGATTATACTTGTCTTTCTTATCACGGATTTCACGAGTATATTCAACTTGATAAGGTTTAGAAAAATCTAATTTAACATCTATATCATATTCTTTTAAAATAGGATATATTTTTTGTGCTAAATAATTCAATGCGGTAAAACGATAGCCCTGTTGTTGATTAGCCATATTCTTTTTTACTACTCCAATATGGATTTTGGCTGCTAACAAGTTATCTAAAAATGCAGGCGAACATCCATTTAAGTCAGATATTATTTCGCCTGTAGTTGAGTTTACTATAAACCCATCTTCGTTTATTCTTGGGGCGAGGTTATTATTAACCGAGATACCCTCTGTTTTGTTTTGCATATTCCAGCAATTCCTTTTTATAATATGTTAAAAATTTACTATTAAAATAAATTTTGAGTTGTTTAGATAAAACTACAGCATTACGACCGTTATGTAAAGTTTTACCTTGCTTTTTTTGTTCTTGATATGCTTTACGCAAATCGTCTAAATTATAAACTTCTAAATTACTACCACGAATACACCAATGTTCCAATCTATTACAATTATCGTCTATAAAGAATTGTATTACCCAATCGGAAATATTTAATGTAGCACATATATCTTTAATAGTATATGTATAAAACTTATAATTTTCATTTTCCTTTTCTAACTTGTTATAAATGTTAGTAAAAGGTTTATTTGCTTTAGAAGCAAAATTATTAATCTTACTCACTACACGTGAATTAGTACCAGAATGTAATCCAGAAAGTCTTCCCATTTATAATCCTTCATTATTTGCATCATCATTTTCAACTGACAACCATTTTGGAGCATATAATGTTTCTATTTGAAAACTTGACGTATCACTTAAATCACGCATATCGTATCGTTCTTGATATTCTAAATAATTCAAATAGTTATCAATACCTTTATCAATTAATTGCTGACCTACTTGTAAAAAGTCATAGTCTAATTCATAAAACTTAAATCCATACGGTTTAACAGTCTGAGCAAAAAAGAATAAAGCACGCTTCGCTTGACCGGTTAAAGCATAAATCGCTCTTTGATACCAAACTGCTTGTATGTGGTATTGATAATTAATTACTGCTTTATTGATTTGTTGTGGTGTTGATGCTGACGTTGTTTTATAATCAATAAAATATTCACTATTTGTTAAAAACTTATCAATCATTGCTTTAGCCAATACACCTCTATATCTAAACAAAATTATTGCTTCATTAACAAACAATTCTGCTTCTGTATATTTATCCCAAGCAACATTGTTTTCGTCTGTATTATTATTACCAAATATTAAATTTCGTAAAAAAGGTATTCTACGTATTTGTTTATCAAATATTTGAATTTTTTGAAAATCATCAACTGAAATAGGTATTTTGCCAGATTCTTCTAAGAACTTTTTAAGTGCTTTACCTTCAGCAGTACGACCATCAATTTTTTCAGGTGCATCAATATATCTTTGCCAAAATGTACCTTCACACCAAGCGTGAAACGCTGTTCCCAATTCCATAGATTTAGTTTTAGCAATTCCATCACGTTTATAAATTACATAATCGTCAATACTTTTAGATAATTCTTTTAGTGAAGAAGCGTTCATATATTTTGTTAATGAAAAATACAACTGATCGCCACCTTCAACCATAAACGCACCAGTGGTATAGTTAATATCTAAAACACGATGTGCCGGAAAAGATTGCGTCTTTTCTTCTTCCGTGTAAAACTCTTCGTCGTTTAAATCATAATTTACAAAGTATATATGATTTTGATCATCTTTAAATAATTCGGCAGTATCAAGTAAGATATTATTACCTGCCTTTCTAATTTCAAGCATTTGCTTAATTGTTAAAAACATTAAAACTCCTAAATTGTAAAAATTTATTATAAATATCATCCGACCTTATAATGTATGTTTCGCCATCTATAAAATGAACGTCATAGATATTAGGTTTCTTTGTCATTGATAATCGTGCAATTTCTTGTATATCAATTACACTTTTAACCCAGATTTTTGCTGTAGCAACTAAACTCCAAATTTGATTTTCGTCTTCAATAATTGTTGAGTGCAACCATTCAGAGATTTCTGGCATACTTGGTAACTCTTCTTTATCTATACTGTATTCATAATATCTGGCAATATCTACTTCTAATAGTGGATTAAAGTCTATTTTAGCATTTTTATTAGCCATTTTTTTTATTAAAATATATTATTTTAAATTTCACTTACCACTAAACTTATATTGCAATTAAACACTTCAATTAAAAACGGAAATAACCTTATATATTTTGTACCTTCGGCTGACGCTAATTGCAACATATAAAAATTAGGATTAACTATACCAATAAATAAATATGGTATAAAATATGCAATATGAGATTGTTCTTTTACATTAAATTCAATTTCATAATTAGTAATTTTGAATTTTATGATTTCGTCAGTTAATGTTAATATATTCGGCAGTATATTCAAATTGTGTTCGTTTGCTAATTCGTCTAAAAACTTTTGTAATATCGCAACCACATTTTCATTATTCTTATGCAATTCATTTACTGCATTATTCACCGATTTAAAGAAAGGTGATAGTGTAAATTTATCTAATACAATCACTTGTGCATACGAGTCTTGTAAAGATAAAAAGTTTGGTAACGCTATAAATGATTGATGATTAATAATAATTCTTGGTATCAACGCTTCATTAGCAGCTTGTTTAATAAAATTTTGTTCAGCAATGCCATCTATTTCGGCAATATGTTTAGCCATTAATTCTTTATCTCTCATTTTACCACCTTTAATGTTAATAAATTTTCTAAATAACTTAAATTAATAAATCCTTGATTTCTTAAACTACGAATTGATTTTGTTGCAACAATGTATGTTTTAGTTGCAACCATAACACCTTCACGTGATGGACTCTTACCGTCAGTAGTATTACCTTCAACATTTTGATACGTATCATTATATGTATCATTTATATCGAATGTTTTAGTTATACCAACGTGTCCCTGTGTAGGTTTGTTTACAGATTGAAAATAATTAAACGCACCTTCGCCAAGTGGTTTGTGAAATAATACTAAATTAATTTTATTATTAAGTTTATCAACACTTGCACCAAGTTTAATTAAATTTCTTAAAGAAGTTTGCGTAGAGCCATTAATTGCTTTGCGTATTTCTTGCGAAATACCATTTACTTCGCCCACAACCTCTCTGTAACACATTTCAGTAAAGTAACTACACCAGGCGTGTCCAGTAACAAATCCAGCAGCAACCATCAATGCTTGAAATTGTTTATTAACAAACCCTGCATTGTTCCTTAATTCAGTCTCGCCTATATGGCTTACCGCTACATCTACTAACTTTATATCATTATGTTTACTTTCTCTATTATATTTATCCACAGCTTGATTATAAAGATTGTAGTAATATAACAACGCAGTTAATGTTAATCTACCAAGTCTGCCATCTACTTCTAATTGTGGAATACGACCAGCAAATGTAGTATTTAAAAATCTTTGTATTTCACTTATAGATATAAACGGACTTTTAGTAGCACGTAGCACATTGCGTATTATATTCAAAGTTACAAAACTACAATCGTCAATCGTTACATTTTCGCTTGTTAATACATTTTTACCTTCGGTAATCAACAAATTTTCTGGGAAATTGTTATTCTTTAAGTGATTATAAATGCGATTAATACTATAAATAATCATTATCTATTACCTCCAATACGTTTGTTTTTTCTAATAAAGTTTAATTTACGTTCTAATTCTGCTAATTTAGATGGACTTAAATCTTTTTTCATATTTTCGTACGCTGACGAAATATTTACACCATCAAATAACCAATACACCTCTTCTGCAGTTAATGTAACTACATCTACAACATATTTTTTAAATGCTTTATATGTATCTGGGTTAATTTGTTCAACTATTGATGCCAATACATTTGCATATTCTCTAATTAAATGTTGTGCTGTAGGATCGTTACGCAATAAGATAAAGTGCAATAAATTACTTAAATCAATCTTCCAAATAAATCTTGTAAGTGTATTAAGTGGAAGTACCATACGTGCGTCTTCACGTGATACACCACTTGCTAATAAGTTATTATAATTAAGAAAGCAAATACTATTATTTGTCATTACAGTATTACCCCAATTAGCAGTTTTTTCATTATTAACAATAACATTACCTGCTTGTTTATTATCCTTATTATTTACACTAAATTCAAAAGGAGTGTAAAATTTATCTTCAACTTCGGTATATCGTGCTGATACCTCGTTAAAAGATGACCAATGTGCTGTACGATGTCTAAACCATTGACGAGCGATATAAATCGGCATTTGTAATTCAAATTTATACTCCACCATTTCAAATGGCGAAGTGTGTTTGTGTCGCATCAAATAATCTATTAATCCTGCCGAATAATTATCTTTTTCGTCATTATTATACGATACACGTGCAGCATTTACTATATCTGCGTCGCTACCCATTACATCTTTTAATGTAACATAAAGTTCATCTTGCCCATATATAGCAATTTTTTTATTAAGCATTATCCACCTCCGTATTTTCTTCATTAAACAACATTATATTACTATCATCTGTAGTTAATACATCAAAATTCAATGTAGGTTTATCTATAATTAAATCAAAAAATCTATCATTAGAGTCTTTAAAGTAAACCGGATTAATTTCACAACCAAGAAATTCTACGCCAAGTTGAGCAGCAGCTATCCTACTTGAGCCACCACCAAGATGTGTGTCAAGTATAATCGGATTACCTTCATTCATATCCGCTATATTAAATCTGGTAATAATATATTTATACAAAGGTATAGGTTTGTGATTAGGATGAATACGTATTTCTTTATTTTTTTGATCGCCCTGTCTAAATCCAGACCAAAGAAAATTAAAGATACGTGCAACTTTACCAAAATTGGTCCAAGCCAACTCGCCGTCAGCATAATCAGTACGACCCATCTTATCCCAAACTATCCACGAAGACGAATTAACACCTTCGCCTAAAACTTTTTCCAATGTAGAAATATAATGATTAGCACCAAATGCTACAACATATTTACTTACTCTAAATAAATGATACCAATAATTAATATCCGGTGCTTTACTATCATCAAACATCTCATATTCTTTGTAGTATTTAGCACCCTTTCCCAATCTCATTTTTTGCAAATTAATACCATACGGAGGATCAACAATAGATACAGTAATACACTTATCTGGCAACAATTCAAGTAATTTAACGCAATCCATATTGTAATTAATTGAATATTTGTTGTTTTTATCAATCCACACATCTTTTGGTATATCATTAGATAAATTAATTGAGGTTAAAAGGTCTTGAAGTGAAGATTTTAATATCATTTTCCTGTTTTTTCGTTAAAGTGGTAAAATTTTTTTTAATTTGATTACTAATTTCATCTACAAAACTAACTAATATATTTTCAAATTCAACGTTTTCTTCTAAAATAACAACGTTTTTTTCTTTTAAAATCAATTCACGTAACTCTTCCACGTCGCCATCACCATTGTTTTTTGACCCTAATATATAATTATAACGTGTAGCAAAATTGCGTAAAACTTCTAAATTAGTTTCAAACTCTTCAGCCAATAAATCAAACTTTGTATTATCACGCAAAGATAATCGCTCTTTAATTATATCCCATTGATACTCTTTTTCATCTGGATCAACCGAGATATAACAAAATATACTAAATTCACGCAAACTATTTTGTATAGTCTCCTTCATTGTTAAAGCATAATCTTTCATAGCAAGTATAAATTTATTTTTGAAATCGTCATTCAACTTTTCTTCCAATTTACCTTGATCGTTAATATACATATTAATATACTCATCACGATTTGCGTCAGTTAATTCATTATCTCTAAGGTCAAAAATAATTTTTAATAAATTATCAACTTTACTTTGACTCTCTTTAACAGTTTCTGGTGTATTGTAAAGATAATATAAAGATAAAACATTGGATAAAATCGGTGTAGCAATACCACTTCTATCAAACTTTTCAAACATTACAGCATCTTGAGCAGACTTAACATTGTAGATAAACGTAGATACAGGCGACCTATCTATTATTTCGAGCAAGATAAATACAATTTCCTGTGAGCCATCATAGTCTGGATGCGTAGTAGTTAAATTATTTAACTTATCTCCTATATGGTACAAGTAAAAACCAGCGGCATCAACATCTTCAAGCATAGCTTCTTGAAAGAAGTTTACAATTATACCCAAGTTAAACATAGGATTTTTTGTGAATTTAAAACCATTCATCATATTAATAATCGTTTGTTTTCTTTCATCTTCATCTTCGTCAAATTGTGCTGGATTAGAAAAATCACGCAAAGAAACAACAAAGTTTTCATAACCATTCTGCATATAATCATCAACTTCACCAGCCGCTTCTAAACTGTGAATTGCAGTTGGCGTACCACTGTGTCGTTCCACCTGTAATCCATATTTACGCACTTGTGGAGAGATAATCGGAAATATAATATTTTGTTTAGACTCGATATAACCTTCAAATAAAGACAAAATATATTTCTGATCGTTAAATTTATTAAACACACTTTCAGCCAAAGTACTTTTACCAGCACCATCAATACCTTCAAAGTAAATATTACCTTTTAATATTCGCATATTATAACGCATCTTTATGCTCCTTACCCAATAAACGTTCAACCTGCTTTTCTAATATAGGATGCATATTAAAAATACTTAATTGCGACTCATCTACAATATTTACATCTAAATCATATAAATTCGGCACAATCTTATATTCATAGTAACTATGATATAATCCGTTCAAATTTTGTAACCATACCAAATTGTAATCAATATCAAATGTTTCAGATAATATCACAGTCAAATGCTCCAAATATTCCTTAGTAATCTCAATCAAATTCTTTTCTTCATCAGAGTTCTCAAACTCAAAGCCATCATCAAATAAAGTACCATTAGTAATCTCACGCATATAATCATATCTAATTATATCAACAGCCAAATTCCTAATAATCCTAAACATCTCCTGTACACGTAAACTAATTTGTGGTAACAAAGCACCATTCTTTGTGCTAAATTGATATACACTGCCGAATTTAAAATATTCCTGTTCATCCTCCTCCGTAGGACACATACGCCTGTCAAATAAAGGTAATAACCCAGTCTTTATATCAATTCCCATATTGTTGAAATTAACATATAATTTACCAATCATTTGTACGTAGTCAGTACCATCTTTTTGACTAAATACTAAGCCAGTTAAAGAAATATAATGATTAAATAAACTCGTGTCAAGTTTACCATCATCAAAAGAGCCACGCAATAAAAAATTCTTATCGCCAACGCCTAACTTCGGCATATCCATAACAACAGATAAAAATACACTACTCATTCCTATCAAATTACGCATCACCGTAGTCTTCGGCGTAACGTGCTGGAAATTGTAATCCACACCAGCAGACTTCTCATCCGTAGAAGTTTTTATCTGCAACCCACCAGTCTTCGGAAAGACTATACTCAAAATGTTCATAAAACATCCTAATATGTTGTAAAAAAATTATTTATTAATTCGTGTCGATTAACACAATACAAAATTAACCACTTAAAATATCAAAAAAAAACTTAATAAAATTAAGACGAATACATAAACCGACATCAAAACGTCGTCTTAATACCACACATAACCCCAATCACCCATAAATACTAATACCAAAATTTACATACTAACAAAATTTAAGTTTATAAGACGTCAAGAAAAAATCACACTTAATATATTGTAACGTCCCTAAAATTATACAAAAATAGACCCCCCCCACCTTCTAATCGGCATAACATACACCTTTAAACAAAAATAAAATTAAAAAAATCGTGTAACTAAATTAATCATTAATTGGTAAAATTGTTAAGTGTAGGAAAGGAGGTACAAAATATATATAAGTATGTGGGAAAGGACGTATGAAATATATAAAAGTAACTACACACACAACACAGAGAAAATGTGAGCATAACCCCGTCGATTTTTATACGCAAATTAGTTTTTGAAAAAAAAATATTTTTTTAAAATTTACTACATATACATATCATTTAAAAACATTCATTTTATAAGACGTCTTATAATATGTAAGACGCATTTTTTTACGTGTTTAGTTGGTGTTTTGTTGGTGTTTTGTTGGTGGTGTTTAGTTGGTGTTTTGTCGGTGTTTTGTGAGTTGGTAAATTAAGACTTATTTTTGTCGTTTTGAAATTGGTAATTTCTTTTTTCATTATCAATCAACTATTTATCAATCAATCAATCAATTTCTTTCCCTCATATCAATCAATCAATTATCAATCAATCAATCAATTTATTAACTCTTATCAAT